AGTGGTTTACTTGCACTATCGACTAAAGAGATATTCTCGCCTTTTGCTTCAACGATTATAGCGTCTGCTTTATCATCTAATAGATCGTTAACTTCTTGCTTCGTGAAATAATTAGTTAGGTCTATCTCTGTTGTGCCGATTTTTTCCCACGCCTCGTTAACATAAATATACTCATCATAGATATTATTACTTTCTGTATCTTCCTTTGGCACGAGATAGATAGTATCTGTATCTATATCTTCCGTTGGTAGTGTTTCTACTACTGTTAACTTAATACCTGGAGTTGCACTTATGACATTTCCGTTTATTGTAATGTTTGCTCCGGCTTCTAACCTCGATTGAAAGTTATATAATCCAAACGTACTTAATAATGCACTCCTTACACCCTCGTTAAAGCCAATATCCGACGGACGTAACGATAACTTACCGTCAATAAATGATAATAAGTTTGCGGTTGTATCTAAAACAACTTTAATCAATTGATCTGTTATTTCTATTCCGTCTCCGCCTGTATATAGCCCTACCATCTCGTTTAATTTTTGCGTCCATTGTTCTAGGGCTGTTTGGTAGTGAGGCTCAACCTCTTTAGTGGCATTGATACTATTTTTAACTTCTAACTCAAAGATATTACTTTTCTTTATCGGTGTATCGTCGCCGTCTGTTAAATAAGCTACTACCTGTGCTTTATGGATACCGGCCGCTCCTAACATCTCGCTTGTTAACCTTACCGTTAATCGATCACTCTCTTTGTCAAAAAGAATATTATTAGGCTCTTTTCTCCAAGCCTTAACTTCTAAATAGTATGTAACTCCGTTCTCTGGTGTAGTTAGCACCTCGAACTCTGTTACGTCGTGTTCTCCGGTAAACCCTACCGTAGGGCGTGGGGTTAAAGGTATCGCCCAATTCGTCATAGTAACTTGTACTTCTGTTCTATCCATAACTTACCTCCTATAACCAATATGGAGTTTGCCACTCGCCGGCAAACAATCTACAATATGCAGGGTGTGGGAACATAGGGTGGTAACTTAACACTAATACCGCTCCGTACTCCTCGTTATATTTGTAAACTATCGCCGCCGCTACAGGACCGCCTGCCGGTATGTCGGCAACGTGTGATATACCGTGTTCGTAGTTAGCCCAATTAGTCTGTAAGCATTCAAGGGCTGCCGATAGGTTTGTGTTATCTGTGGCGTCAACATTCATCTTTGACATTAAGGCTAATAACAATGTTTCTATTCTGCTAAACGGTGCTAGGATAGGGTTAGTGCCTCCTAGCATATTTTGTAGCAACGCCTCGTTTCTGCTTTCCGGTGCTCCAAACTCGCTAACATCAATATCAATTCCTTTAGCCTTGAAACATAAGAAGTTAACCGTTTCGCCCTGTCCTATTGCCTCGGTTAATGTTATCGTTCCATTATTGCTATTGATTGTATAATCGTCATCCTCTGTTAATAAGTTTCCATTTAGGAATACAAGCAAGTAGTCAATACCTGGCTCATACATTGCTATATTGATAGGTATTATACTTACTGTTTCTGCTGCTGTGTATTCACTTGAATATAATTTTAGATCCATTTTTATACCTCTTGCTTTTCTTCATCTACTACATCTACATTTACTTTACCTACTTGGTATTGATCCGCATTTTCTGCGTCAATCCAATTCAAAGACATATACCTTTTGCCCTCTAGTTCCGGTAGCGGTCTTAATCCAAGTGCTACCCTCTTTTCGTTTTCAAATAGTCCGCCTGTAGGGCTTAACTCTTCAATCATTCTTAACGTTTGGTCTACCGACATAAAGATTAACTCTTTAGGGTATAACTCTATTCTGTTACCGAACGCTCTTTCACGACTTGTAAACATCTTTTTAGTGAAGCCTTGCGTTAATGCAACTACTAAAGGCTCTAAAGTCTTTTGATAGAATGCCTCGTATTGTTGTTTGGTGTAGTCGCCTGTAAGAATGTCTAAAGGCACTCCCCAATTTCTTAAAATCTTGCTATCTATAAACTCTAGCGTTGGCTTATCTATCAATGCGACTTTACGTTCTAAAGGTGTGAAGTCCGTTTTAATATCTAATGGTAAGAAACCACTCGCATTATTTTGTAGTTTAGTTTCTAGATCTTGTAATGCTTTTTGTGTCTTACCGTCATCCATCATGGTATTATACTTAATTACTCCATTGACGGCGTAACTAGCTTTCATTGCTTTAGCCACACCTTGTAAGAGGTCATGGTTAAGCTGTAGAGTATCTAATAGTGGTTGGTGGTCTGGCTGCCCCATTCGATTACCGCCCATATATTCGTTAACTGAATAATTGTATTTAATGTGTATAACATCATCATATGGTATCGTAGTAGTCTCGCCATTCCAAAACCAAAACTTAACGAACAATCTACCGCCTGCGTCCTCTATAAAATCTACTTGTGTAGGATTAAGAGGATATAGGCTCTCGTAATATCTACGCTCTGCTCCTGTCTTATCATCAATCCAAGTATAGTAAGTTGGTATAATGAATACGTTGTAATTCATCATCAAAAGCCATATCGTCTTTTCTAAAAACTCGCTAGTTGTCATAAGCTCGTTAGGATTGTCTAGTACATCTTGGACGTTGCCCTTTATAGGTGTCGGATCATTTCCCTTATACCTAATGTGTGTAGGGTTTAGTTTTTTCATTTCGTCCACGATACACTTTATCGCTTGTTGCACTACGTCCGACGCATATATATCAGTTCCGAACTGTGAGAATATCGGCGTAAAGCCGTCAAACGTAGGTGCAAACTTTGTATTTTTCGGTTGTCGCCTAAACAGTTTATCGAACCACTCCACGGCATAACCTCCTTTACTTCTCTATGATTGTCTTAAAATCTGTACGGTAGCGTCTGTACATCTCGTATAAGATTGCCAAACAAACCGCTCCGTCTATTCGTTTACCTGTTTCCATTTTCACGATAAGGGCAAACCCTCTATCGTCTACCTTAATTCCAGCATTGCTAAAATTCCATTTATCTATTTCGTTGTTGTTATAGTAAATTAGATTGTGCTTAAAATCTGCTTCACATAACTTAATTGCGTTACTTAATGTTTGTGCGTTTTGGATAATCATTATGAGGTCGCTATCATCTTTACCGGACTTTTCCCAACCGTAATAACTCATTCGGTTAAGCCAATCTTTAGCGAACCTTTGGTCGTAGCCGGCTTTCCATAGCCTAATGTTGTAATGCTCATAAAGTGAGTAAAACCAATCGGCTACTACGGCAAGGTCTATATCGTTTCCCTCTGTGATTGTTAGTAGTCCTTGCTCCGCCCATTCTTTATACTTTGCTCCGGCTTGTTTATCGTTACTATCCTCTAGTTTGCTTTCCGGTATAAAGTAATGGCTATGAATATATTTAGTATTATCGTCCTTACGCATTAGTAAGATTTTAGCCGCACAACAGTCGGTAGTCTCTGCAAGGTCAACCGCTCCTAAACAATAAGCATTCCTAAACTCCTCAAGATTATAAGCACATTCATAATTATAATCTTCAAGGTTTAGCCAACTCTCGGCAGCGTTTTGTTTTATGTTAAAGTCCTTACTTAAAACAAATATCCTATCCGCCTTGCTCTTTCTTGCGGTCGCTACTTGTTCCTCTAAATAATCCCACTTCTTAACTATTCCTAGCGTTGGGTTAGATTTCATCCATAAGCGATTTTCACGGTTGCCGTTCCATATTTCTAGTTCGCTATCTTGTGTATATAGCCACGGTAACATACGCTCGGCCGCTTGGTCGTCATCCTCTCGGCTAATTATCGCTCTTGCTTTTTGTAGTTCTCCGTCTAGGTATCCGTCAATCACGAAGCCCTCGGTTGTTATGTTTATAAACTTTGGATTATCCTTTAATGATTGTGATTGCTCAATAGACTTACCTATAACGTTATCTTTCATTTCGTGGGTCTCGTCCACGATAGCAAAATCAATATTACGCCCCTCTTTATTTTTCGTTCTATCGGAGAGTTTAAATATCTTTGTATTCGTAACCTTATTTAATATAAAACTTTGATTTCGTTTAGTATCTAAACTCTTTGGATCAATCAACATTCGCATAGTGTCTATAGCGTCATACACTATGGAGGCTTGGGCGTCATCATTACTACTAGCCACTATGTCACTACCTGGATTGCCGACTATTAGTTCTGCCTCGGCTAGTGCCGAACTTGTTTCGCTCTTGGTGTTCTTTCTTGCTATGAGTAGTAGTAACTTCTTAAACCTATCTATCCAAAAGCCTTTTTCTTGGCTTTGCTCTGCCATTTTGAAACTGTAGAATGTTTCTATAAGTGCCTTTTGCCATAGCATAAGAACCATAGGCTTATTGTAGTACGGCGACTTTGTAAGTCTTACGCAATTCTCCATAAAGTCCATGCGGAGTAGTGCGTCATCTCGGTTATATATATATCGATCGTTATGAAAGTCCTCGGCTAGATTATCTAATTCCGCCCATAGTTCTTGCCCTATGACAATCTCGCCACTCTCTGCCTTTGCCCTATACTCTAACAAATAAGAATTATCCGGTGTCCATATTGTCTTTTCATTTATCAATATGCTCATTTGTCCACTTCCTCAATGGGCTTTCGTCGTCTGCTTCGTCTGCTCCGGTCGCTCGTAGTAGTATCTTTACTACATTTGTGTATTGTTGCAAGAACTCTTTATACATTTTTGCGGCCGGTGTCGCTTTCTGCTTGTTAGGATCTGTAGGGTGTACCTTGATTTTAGGTAGTTTCCTTAACTCGTCTAGCTGCTCCTCTAGGTAAACCATCTCGTTTACTAAAGGAATAAGAGTAGTATCGTTCTCTATTACATTTAAAAGTTCTTGTTTTCTATCCACATTATTTGTCCTTATTTTCGATTTTTTGGAATTTCAAAAACTGAAAATCTCATTTTTTAGGTTTCTGTGAAAGAAAAG